ATCACCCAAGGTTGTGCCCGTAGCACCGTTCGCTACATAGAACTCATACTCCAAAGTTCCACGATACTGCAAACCCTTCTCAGACCAGAACGCATACAGCAAGTCACCAAGGGTCTGACCGGTCGACGGATACGCTACCGAAAGAGCGCTAAACATCGCATCGTTAGTTGTCGCCATAATCCCTCACTTCAAATACAGCCATCTTCGGCTGTGCCCTGTCATCAATCCCACACGCTGGACAAATCCAATGTGTTGCCACAGGTGGATACTCCTCGCCACACTCAGGACATTCAACCATGTTCACAATGCCTTCAAGTGTGTACGTTGAGCCTTCTCTCGCTCCGCTACCGCAGCGATTAAAGAATCCAACTCAGCATCAGAAAGTTCTGCTGCTTTCTTATTAGACTGAACCGTTACCGTAGGCGGAGCCATACGGTTCGTTGCCTGCAAATACAACTGTGCAGACTTGGTATCACCATCAAGCGCTTTGCTGTACAGAGTGTCCAGCAAGCGCTGAGTACGCTCAGGCGACCCCTGAACTTCGTCAACCGCCTCTTTCCACTGACTAAGGAATACTTCTTTCTTTTCCCATCGGCGGAGTGTCTTGACATCGACGCCTACGTGCACAGCCATCTGCTTCTTGGAAGGCGGTACACGCTCGCTAGGGGCTGTGAGAAGCCAATCAAGGTATTCCTGCTGTTGGCTTGTGAGCGTCAGTTCTTCGTTCTGTTTCATTGACCGTAGGGCTTAAGGTTTGGCTTACGAGGTTTAGAGCGAAGCGGTGGTCGCTTCGGCAGTTTTTTTGTAGGTGGCGGTGCAGTCTTTCCATCTCGCTTGGGGTTTGGAAATGGCTCTGCTCTTCGTGGTTTCATACAATAAAGCCGTTTCGTTACGACCACTGTGAGTGGTGTTGTGAACGCAGAAAGATATGTAACGGAATGGGGGGAAGGGTAGGGATGGGGGGAAGGCAAGACATGTCCAACCTCGCTCCTAAGAGCGAAGGTTGGCTCGCAGGCTACGAACACAGTTTCAAAAGGTAAAGACATGGCAACGAAAAAGAAAACTGCTGCATGGCAACGCAAGGAAGGGAAAGACCCTAAAGGGGGCTTGAACCGTAAAGGTGTTGCGTCTTACCGTAAAGAGAACCCCGGTTCTAAACTACAGATGGCGGTCACAACAAAGCCATCAAAACTCAAACCCGGTTCTAAAGCAGCGAACCGTAGAAAGAACTTTTGTTCCCGTATGGGTGGTATGCCGGGACCAATGAAAGACGAAAAAGGTAGACCAACCCGCAAGGCTCTTGCCTTGAAGAAATGGAACTGCTAGTGGCGTACACAAACCCAGCCAAACGAGAACAAATCAAAAACAGAATCATGGCTGGTTCCAAAGGTGGCAAACCCGGACAATGGTCAGCACGCAAAGCACAACTATTAGCCTCAGAATACAAGAAGGCTGGCGGTGGTTACTCTGGTGCCAAAACAGCAGCCCAATCGAGTCTCACAAAGTGGACTGGAGAAAAGTGGCGCACATCAGATGGCAAACCAGCACAACGTGCAGGTGGCACAACACGCTACCTACCAGACGCTGCATGGAACAAACTAACACCAGCCCAAAAGGCTGCAACCAACAAGAAAAAGATAGCCGCATCCAAGCAGGGTAAGCAATTTGTGGCGAACACAAAGCCAGCAAAACAGGCTGGCAAACAAGCACGTTCATAAAAATAGAATAAAACCTATATTATATAAGGAAAAGGTACCCTTTTCTTCTATCCCCACCCCCTTTTTAGAAAATTAGTTGTACGGCTCTGTCTTATCGCCATCCTTTTATTCGCTGGGTGCCGGGGGGGCCCACCCTCCCCTGTGTCCTGTGCACGCAAAAGCCCAATGAAACGAGCCTTATTCGCAACAAGCCCGTTTCACAAATCCGACCCCACACTTGTTGTAAGAGGCACGCCAAACATGGCGAGTCATACATAAACAAACGGAGAACATATGTCTGTGCAATATGAAGACGGAACAATAATGAGTGACGAAGAAGTTGATGCAATGGTGCTACTCATAAAGCGTGGCGAACCAATTACTAAAGAAACTATTAGAGCAATCGCATGGGCTTGCGTTGAGCATGGCGTGTTCGGTTGTCGTTGCGATTAGTAATTACTTAGTACGAATACATAACTGATATTGCGGTATCAGTTGTGTGTTCTCTAGTGAGTAATCACTCGGCGTGTTACCGACTAACACAAATACAAACACAAGGAGAGCCATCATGGCAACATCAAAGCAAGCAAGCAAGAAAACTATCCGCACCAATTTCATGACTGTTCACAGTCAGAAAATAAAGCAAGGCAGTGAAACTGTCATTGAAGGTTGGTTCGGTGCATCACTTGAAGCAATGCGATTGGGCATTGACGCAAGCAAGTATGCAAGTGCAAGTATCTCACCGCTAAACGCTGGTGAGGCTCGCTGGTCAGACAACACTATCCGCCAGAATGTTACGGCTGGCATGAAACTCATCAACAAGTACGGCACTATGGCTGGTGCAATTCGTGCTTGCGAACTTGAGTATGCAACTGCATCATGGAATAGCCTCAAGGCAATGGTTGCTGGTGACGGACAGCGTGCAAAGACAAGCAAGAAGAAGCAATTTGATGCTAAGCGTGAAGCCAAGAAGTACACAAAGGCTCAACTGCTCAAGATGCTTGAAGCAAAATAACTGATACTGCGATATCAGTTGCGTAACTCTGTGTGAGTTACCGCAACATTGTGTAGCCCCCTGCATAGTGTTGCGTCATGTTCACACAAGTGGACTAAACAAACAACAAACAAGGAGATAGTTATGAATTGGTTCGGGTTATTTACTATGGGAATGATTGTGGTGCTTGCAGTTTGGGGCTTCGCATTTGAGTATGGCTACGAGAAAGCCGAGAAAGATTGGACAATGAGCAAAGAATGGCTTGACCGTTTGGAAATGGAAAATCAGAATTGGTCTAAGCGTAATCACCCAACGAATAATGTTTATTTGGGTGGAGAATGGGAACTAGACCCAAAGACATGGGAACTAAAGGACTGGAACTGATACTGCGGTATCAGTTTTCGTACACAAACAAACACACAAACAGAAAAGAGAAACAGACATGAATAATCAAGTAGCAATTTTGCGTAGTTTTATCCACCTAATCAACAATGCTGACGAATTATCAAAGCATGAACTTCTTCAAGAGTTGGAAGATTTTGCACGTGACGAACTCAGTGTTCTTCGCCCATACTCAAGTAGTTTCAGCAAAGAATTCAAGTTTGGTCACGGTATCCACGACAGAATGCGTCTGTATCACAACAATGGCGATTCACCATTTGCTTATGGCACGGAGACACCTGTTATGGGGTTTGAGTTGGAATTAGAAGCAAGCAAGCGAACACCTCATGCACTTGAGTCGGAAGAACTCGCTGCAAATATTCTTTCTTACACGGAAGATGTGATGTGCAAGCGAGATGGTTCGTTGGAACAAGGATTCGAAATTATTTCGCAACCTGCGACATTCTTCTACTACGAAAATCATTTCAACTGGGGTTGGACTAGCCCGATAATCAAATCAGATTTCAAGGTCAATGGAATTGGTGAGCGTGGTTTTCATATTCATATCAACAGGGCTTCATTTGTTGATGAAGCACATACGCAAAGATTTGCTGACGCAATCGTTGCTGATGTGAAAATGTTCCAAAGATTAGCGGTCGATAGTTTCTTTGCACCTGAACACCGTTATTGTGCAACAAGAAGTTCCAACCCAGATGACAGTATTGGTAGATACTGTGCAGTGAACTTATTGCACAGAAATACTGTTGAGGTTCGTTGCTTTGAGCCAGTGCCTACAAAGGGTCAAATTCTAACTTACATGCAATACATGTTAGACACACAAGAAAAAACAAAAGGAGAACAGAAATGACAAGTAGTTACATCAAGATGCAACTCAAGCAAATCAGAGCAACATTAGATAATGCAGAGACTGATATTCAGTTGTTGCAAGAAGAGAACAAGCGTCTGCTCAAGCAAATTGCAGAACTAACGAAAGAAATGGAGAGCGTAAATGAATAAGACAAGTAAGACAGCGTTGTATGCAATGAAGAAAGACGAACTCGTTGAGTTTGCATGGAAGATGGTCAAGGCATACAATCAGTCACAAGAAGAACGAGATTACCAACACAAACTACTACTGTTTGCATTGCGTAAATCAGGTGATGTGCACGCAGAGCAATCAGCGTGAACAACGCTCATACAAACTGATACTGCGGTATCAGTTTGCGTGGGCGAGAGTGCATCAGTGTTCCCCATGCATTGGTGCATTCTCGCTCATGACAAAAGTTATGAGATACAAACAACAAACATAGAAAGGGCTAATCATGCCTGCAAGTGAAGAAGAACCAACATACATTGAGTGCCACAACTGTGGTGAAACAATGGAAGAAGATGATGCCTACAGTAACGATTGGGACAGCGCTTATCGCTGTTGCGGTTGCAATGAGGATTTCGTCTGCGAAATGGAAGAGCAACAGAACGACGAGTCAGAGTTGATTCTGTCTTACTCTGCTAAACCAACTGCGATATTCCTCAATGATGACGGGCATAAATCGTATTATGCAACAGTCATTGACCAGACAACATCATTGAACCGTACATCGTTGTACATGGGCTTTGAGTTGGAGTTGGAGACAGGTCGTTTCCCTCGTGAGGATTGTGCACGTTTCGTGCTTGACACAATCAACACGCAGAGCAACGACATTGTTTATCTCAAGGAAGATGGTTCATTGGAACATGGATTCGAGATTGTTTCGCATCCGATGACATTGGGCTTTGCAATGGAACACTTTGATTGGGCTGGCATATCTGGTCTTATCAAGAAAGGTTGCAAGTCGTGGGACACAGGCACTTGTGGTCTGCATGTTCACTTGTCACGCTCTGCATTCAAAGACGAAAAGCATTTGTTCAAGTTCTTCAAGTTGATACTTGATAACGCAACAGATGTGAAGCGTTTCGCAGGTCGTGATAGTGAGCGTTGGGCTAACTTTGACAAGGGTTATTTCCTCAATGCGTGGAATGAGTACAACGACGATGGCAACTATGTCACTCGTACCAATTCATCGTTGATGAAGCATGCAAAGAACGAAAGTCGCAACGACAATCGTTACTGCGCTGTCAATTTGCAGAACCGCCACACAGTTGAGTTGCGTTTCTTCAAGCCATCACTCAATCCCAAGACTGTGCAGTCTGCGTTGCAGTTCTGTGATGCAGTCTTCAACTACACCGAGACAGAGTGTGACACTCAGAAAGTTATGTCTGGTAATGCTTTGGCGTTCCGTTCATTCCGTTCATGGGTTGCCACACAAGAGCGTTATGCCATTCTGTCTAATCGCCTCGCTGAGCGTTGCGATTCCGTCACTACAACAATCACCAATGACAACTGATACTCCAGTATCAGTTTCTAATCACACAAACAACAAACAAGAAAGGAACACAATATGTGTTTACTAACATTCATTCCTGATTATGTCTCACCAGACATGGACAGGTTCAAAGTTGCGGCGACCGCAAACCCTGACGGGTTTGGTTTCGCAATATCAACAGGCAAGACCATTGTGACTTGCCACAGCATGAACTTCGATGAAGTTGCAAACAAGTTCACGGACTTGCGTCGCACACATCAAGGGCCTGCTGTGTTTCACTTCCGTTGGGCAACTCACGGCAGTGAGACTGTTTCTAATTGTCACCCATTCTTCTTGGGTAAAGACAACCAATCAGTCGTTGGTCACAACGGCATACTTCCAGTTGCCATACCAAAGGGCGATACTCGTTCGGACACAAAAGTGTTTGCACAAGACATCATGCCTAGCGTTGGTGGCATTACTTCACTTGATGATGATGAGTACTACAAGAAACTAGAAGCATGGGCTACTGGTTCCAAGTTGGTATTCCTCACCACTAATGATGAAGCCAAGCAAGACTGGTACATACTCAATGAGAAGTCTGGTCACTGGGATAAAGATATGTGGTGGTCTAACTATTCATACGAGGCTGTGACTTACAAGCCTTACGCTGGCACTTCATACAAATCAAGTGGCAGTCTTTGGGGTTACGACGATTGGGATTATGGATACGGCAAGACTTCGTATGCATCATCATGGGATAAGAAAGACAATGGTCTAATCATTCCTGATTATGATGACGAACTTGAGTATCTAGCAGAAGAGCAGATGCAACAGTTTGAGGTGTTCACTACTCACATTGACGACACAACACAACTCATTGAGTGTTACAACTGTGCTCACGCACACAAAACACCAGAGGGTGTGATGGAAACTCATTGTGATGAGTGCGGTGCATGCCACTTCTGTGGTGCACAGTATCCATGTGCTTGTTGGTCTGCCATCTATCAGGTGTATGACGTTGAAGCATTCAATGAAGACATCTATGCAGCAAATGCTGTAGTCGTTCCACAAACAACAACACACCCAAGTTACAACTAGGAGGAACATGAACCAAGAAGAAAGATACGCATACTACCTGAACGCATTTCAGCGTGGCTTTGCACAAAACAATATCCGTCTGAATGAGGTCACGTTTGATGACCTCATTCCCGATTCACTCAAAACAGAAACAAACACACAAGGAGAAAGCAAATGACAACAATCAAACTAATCCCATCAACAATGGAATTTGAGGTATCTGTAGACAGTGCCTCAATGCCATCATTGTTCAGTCAGTCAATGGAAACAACCATTATTCAGGAAGTGACCCGTCAAGTAGATGGTCGCATTCCAAGTCACGACAATGTTGTTGAGTCTGTGTCCTCATATCTTGAGGAGAGCCGGGACTTTACACGCAAGGTGCGTAACTGGGTCTTGGAAAGCATTGACTACTCACAGATAGTTAGTGAGGTTGGTAGCAACCTTGATTATCAGCAACTCATTGACTTGACAGCACCATTGTGGGAGAACGAAGCGTTTCTTCGCCACCTCATGAGCAACAACCGTTTCAGAAACATGGTGAACAATCAAGTACAGGTGAACATTGGTGAAACAGTGAGCGCATCATTCGTTAGAGAATTGGTCAATGAGAAAGTTGAGTCAATGACCAGCAATCTTTCTAACGAGATTGCAGAGAAAGTACTCAAGGTTATTCAGAACCGATTGACAGCAGGTTCAGATGTTTGAGCCTGTGACGATAGACTTCACTAGAGCAAAGTGTAAGTCCCAACCAACTGTGTGGTGGTTTCCAGAATGGCCACCTACAAAACAGAAAATGAAAGAATGGAAGCAAGCAAAAGCAATTTGCTCTGAATGTTCCATGAAAGTTGAGTGCCTTGCCTACGGTAAAGCAACCAATTCATGGGGCATTTGGGGTGGTATCACACTAACAAACGGCAAAGCCGACTACAGAAAGAATAAAAAGAAATGAACACACCAATCAACTATTCAGAAAAGTTTGGACAAACTCTGCAAGAGATTGACCATGCTGTTGCAACAAAGATAGAGAGCATGACATCAACACCATTCGAGTCATCAACAGCAAAGTTATTTGCCGTTGATTATGTTCGTGGTGAAGTGCCAGCAATCAGATTGATTGCAGAACATGCAGACATCTACGAAATGCTTGACGACACACTCAATGCCGTCTTGTTGTTTGACTCTGGTTACAACGGCTTTGCTGTTGTGACTACGGGTTGGGCTGCACCCATTGACAAAGACAATGATGACAACAACGAAGTTGCACCATCACAACACCCTGAGCGTAGGCGTGTGCGTCTCATGACAATGATGCACAACGGAAAAATGGGCTCTTCTATCCGATTTACGGATGAAGAAAGCGTTACATACGACGAAGGTAACGCAATGGGCTCATTAGCAAGTGCCATGCAAGACTTGTACGATGTCGTTCGTGCATTGAAGGTCTCATCAACAAAACAGAATGAAAGGCAACTACCGTGAGTAATCGCAAAGAAGAACCAACCCTTGAGGTGACACTAACTCTCTCTGAGTTACGTGCTGTCGTCAAGTCTCTCGCTATCGGCGTAGACCAACTGGCAAAGAAAACCCAGCGTCTAGGTGATGGTCGGAGAGCCGACTCAACTCATGCAGAGTTGGAAGAACTTCTATCCGCCAAAGGCGAGATGGAAGATGTTTTATTGGAAGCACTAAGGGGGGAATAGTTGATAGCAAAAATACTTATCTCAATTTCATTAGGTGTGGGGGGCTTCGTGCCCCCCACTTCTTTTACCAAGCACGATGTTCCAGAGCCGGTCGAAATTTCTGCCTCTGCCCGTTGTCCTCAGTGGTGGCAAACCGCTGTTGATGCAGGGTGGAAACCGTCACTTCTACCAACACTGGATTATCTGATGTGGAGAGAAAGCCGATGCAACACAGGCGCTCACAACACCGAAGACCCAATGGGTGGTTCAAGAGGATTGGTGCAAATCAATGGCTTCTGGACACCGTGGTTGGCTTCTAGAGGCATTGTAAGCCGTTCTGAGGGGCTGTTCGGTCCTTACCGCAACCTGAGAGCAGCACTTGCTATTCACAACTATGCAGAAGCCCGATATGACAACGGATTTGGTCCGTGGGGTCTGTAAAAAACTGATACTTCAATATCAGTTCTGACCACCCCAGCATTCCCTCTCATTGTCTGTCACAATGGGGGGGAAAGGGGGGGTCTAGCCAGTAGTTATGCGCCTGTTGCTTAGGCAACGGCGCAAACATGTACGTACACAAAAACAAACAAAGGAAAAACATGAGATTAGATAACAACAATGGCTACGACGTAACCAAAGTTTTCATCCGCCAGTCATGGCTTGGTGATGCCTTGATGTGTCCCGAACGAGCAAGGCTCACGGCGTTACACCCTGAGACACGCAAAGAAAACGACTCAGCAATGATGGGCACGGCTGTGCACGCAGGAATTGAGCAAGTTCTCAACAGCGAAATCCAACCAGAAGACATTGGTGAGTACTCTGTGAACTCATTCTTTGAGCGTGAGAAAGCGTTGAACGCTGAAGGAAAGAAAATCAACATCACCAACACCGACCCGAAGAACTGGGCGAAGCACATCAACTCAATGGCTAACGCTTGGGTGAGTGACATCATGCCTCATGTTCCATTGGGTGGCATTTCTGAGTACAAGTTTGCAACTAAGGTTGCGAATGTGGACAACGAACTGTTTGAGTATGAACTCTGGTTTGAGGGAACGATGGATTACTTCCACCCGAAAGGTATTTGGGACTGGAAGACAGCGGCTCGAAAGTATTACCAAGCAGAGAAGCAAACACAAAACGTTCAGTCTGCTGTGTACGCAGAAGCATCCCATGCGTTGGGAATGATTGAGTACCCGGTTGAATTCAATTTTGGTGTTATGATTAGGAACGCTTCGTCAACAGGACAAATCGTTTCTATTACACGAACACCAGAACACGGTCAATGGATAATTGACCAAACAATCGCACTCGTCAACAACCTGTTGACGGTTCAAGCGAAAATGCCATCAACACGATGGATAGTAAATGACCAGCATTACCTATGCTCACAGCGTTGGTGTCCTGTATGGTCAATGTGCAAAGGCTCGTACATCACGAGCGAAACAACAAATGCCGAGGAGGCAAACTAATGGATAAAGATAGAGCAATCATCACCCAAGTCTCAGCAAAAATTGCTGCAGACCTCACCAATAAGACCACAGATGTAGACACCCGTTTGGGTGAGTTTGCAACTTTGTTCTCATCAATCAATGAAATCATGATGGACACCATTTACGGTGGTACAACAAACAGTCAGGCAGTACAGCAGAACACCGCTGTGATTAGCATGTTGAAGCAGGAACTAGGTGCTGAAGAAGTTCAAGCACCAGCACCAGCGAAGTCGTTCTCGTCTTCGTCATCTTCAACTCCAACTGTGACCGTAAAAGGAACACAGCATGGTCCACTTCCAGACTGGCTCATCAAGGCTTGCAAGCGTGACGGTGTAACCGTTGTGTACGACAACCGTGATGGTCTAGCCGAGAATCCAAAGCGCCCTTCATTCCGTGCAGTAGATGCGGAAAAGGCTTACTGGCCACCACGAGCCAAGTAATGAGACTATCAGCAGAAGAAATATCTGCTGGCTGGGAGAATGTGGGGCGACCATCCGCGGTCGCTCCACAACTCTCTGAGTACCGAATGTACACACCTCTTTCAGAAGCGGCTGACTCATTTGTGCGTTGGGCACAGTCACCGCAAGAGAGAGTGCATCTCGGTATCAGTCGGATAGATAAAGAATTACGAGGCATTGCACCGGGCGAAATTGCCATGATGTTGGGATTTGCACACGGCGGTAAGACACTCTTACTGCTTCATGCACTTCGCAACAACCGTGACAAACACATTGCAATGTTCATACCTGACGAGCCACGCCAACTCGTATTGACCAAACTCACCTGTATGCATCATGGAATTGATGCACGAGAACTGGAAGCACGTGTTGCAGCCGATGACCAAGAAGCCATTGACTTGCTACGCCGAACAGCAGAGGAAGATTTTCCAAACCTCGCTGTGTTTGACCAGCCACTGACAAGTTCCGACATGGAACGTGCCTACGGTGAAGTTTGTGATGTGTGGGGACAAGTACCTGAACTGGTTGTGGTTGACTACCTAGACCTAGTTGAAGCAGGGGAAACAGTTCCAGACAAAGCAACCTTCCTCAAAGGATTCGGTCGTCGGCATGATGTGCCGATTCTCGTGTTGCACCAAACATCACGCCATGCTGGCGCTGATGGTGCGAAACTTACCATGTCATCTGGCTCATTCGGTGGAGAACAACAAGCAACATCAATCATCGGTGTCCGTCGCAAGAAATATCAGATTGCGCACGAGATGTACGAACTGATTGAGAAACTTGACCGTTCACATTCAGAGCGTGCACAAGACAGACTCGAATTGCTACGCCATGAAGCCAAGGTGCACGAACACACAGTCACCGTGTCACTACTCAAGAACAAACGACCAGCAGGGCAACTTGTTGACGACATTGACTTTGAGTTAGACACAGCAACTGGTCGTCTTCGTGAACTAGATGGTGAACTGCCAGAGCAATACCTGCAGATGGGAATGGCTTATGACTGAAGTGGAGATGTTCAAAACACTGTTTGAAGGTCGCACAGATGCTTACGGGACTTGGGAAGGTGGTGCTGTCAAGTCAGTTGTGACCGCAGAAACATTTGCCAATCATCTCAATGGCAAAGAACTCATTGGTATCTACCCACTCACACTTGGCAACACTGTCAAGTGGGGGTGTTCGGATATTGATGTTGATGACATTGACTCTGCACGCAATCTACAGACAGCACTCATGGTCAAAGGCATACCATCATTCGTTGAGAAAACCCGCAAGGGTTTTCATGTGTGGGTGTTTGCCAGCGACTGGATATCTGCGGCAGTAATGCGTAGAGCATTCCTGTCGGCACACGAAGCCATTGGTTTACCGCCAAAGGAAGTCAATCCAAAGCAAGAAGAAACAACCGGACTTGGGAACTATGTTCGCTTACCGTATCCAAACGGTATGCATGTGATTCCAGAGAATCGTTATATTCTTTTTGATTCAGATGATGTTCCGATGACGCTCAGTACTTTTCTAAACTCTGCTTTGATAAGCAGGGTTTCTGCAAAGACGCTGTTGCCATTGGCAGAGATGCACAGACCAAAGAGTAAGGCACAACTTGACAACCTTCCAGTTGGTGTTTCCGTTCAGGAAGCACTTGACCATGTTGATGGATATGTTGCAACCATCTGGAGGCACGGACCTCTCGATGGAAGCGACAGGTCAACAACGCTGGTCAGGATGGTGCACAAGATGCGCAATCTAGGTACTCCAATGAACCATGCATATGTAATACTCGTTGACGCTGACAAGCGTTGGGGAAAGTTTCATCTGCGTACTGATTCAGTAGAACAGTTAGTGAAGATAGTTGAAGACGTTTACGGATTAGATACGACTGGAGCATTTAGACCATGAAGCCATTCCATCAGATTATTGCACTTCGCCCAAGAGCGAAGGGCAGACCACGAGTAACCAAGACTGGTCATGCATTCACCCCAAAGGAAACCAAGAAGTACGAGCAAGACTTTGCCGAACTGTACGAGGGCCCTCTTTACGAGACCGAACTACTGTCAGTAAAACTTGCGTTCACAACAGCGGGAACAGAAATATTCATTGAACCCGTGAAACAGAATGTGAACGTAAATCAACCCAAGGGGAAACTCACAGGAGATATTGACAACTATGCAAAGGCTGTACTTGATGCTTTGAATGGCGTAGCGTACACAGACGACAAACAAATCGTTTGTCTGTATTTGGAGAAGGCATGATAAAAGTAATGTTTGTTCTTGGCGCACTCATAATCGCAACTGTGTTGTTCACATGAAAGAGTCACGCTGGGACTTCCCAGCAGAACGCAGATACAACTTCTCCGACGACTTGAAGTTTGGAAAGAAAGGTGAAGAACTCACCCGTGATTTCCTGCAATCAATTGCTGATGGTTCATTTGAAGTCAAGACAGACCGCTACCGCAATGGTCGCATGGTCGTTGAGACTGAACAGAACCCAAGAGGTAATGGTTGGAAGCCAAGTGGTCTTGAAGTTACAGAAGCAAAGTGGTGGGTGTACATCTACTGTCTTGATGGTGCAATGCTTGCCGTTTCAGTTGAAAGACTGAAGCGATACATTGCAACACTTCCTAAGAGCAGAATGAAAACATTTGCTTGGAACTCTGCCAACCCAGCAAAAGGTTTCTTGCTTCTACCAGAAGAAGTAATGGACATGATGATAAACCCGGAGTATGACCTAAATGAGTAATGCAAAACTTTGTTGCTGTGTTTATCGTGGAGTAGTTCCACGTAATCCATCCTGTGGAGATAAGCCAGACGACTTTGAAGAATAGAGAAGTATCGATGACTCCGTTCCACGAAGCAAACCTTCGTGGAACTAGGAGACCAGAAACGCCGATGGAGGCGTTGATGATGGCTGCCAGCGGTGAGAACCTTGTTGAGTCTGTAGTAGAACTCCAACCACTGCGAGAGGCAATAGCGGAATGCATTGAACAACTTGGAGAACAAGACCGTTTCATCATTGACGCAATCAACTCAGAAATGATTTCACTTGAAGAACTTGGGGGAAGGCTTGGCGTGTCCAAACCTCATGCTTGGAGACTAAGGAATGCTGCTTATGAGCGGTTACGATTCCACCTCTTAGAGAATCCTATTATTAGAGAAAGGCTCGGACTTGAAGACACGACAGATAACGGTGGGTTTTGATGTTGAAGTTAGCCCGCAAGCGATTGCTACGCTTCTTGCTTCTGTGTATGGCGACGTTACTGTGGGTACGGGAGTACAGGAAAATGGTCTGCCCATCGGGAGTATATATGTTGCTAATAAGAAAAGAAAGAAAAAAAATGTCTGACCAGAACGATTGGATTTACAGCATCATTCCCAAAGAGCAAGCCGATGACATGCACGAAAAAATGGAACAGATTGAACAGCGTTCACAGAACGGTGTAACAATCGTGATGAGTGCCAACGATGAATCCGCTGTTGAGATATGCCGTACATGGCAAGAAGCATTACACGGTAATGCAATGGCGTGGATAAAGATAAGTTCGTTCGTATCAGGAATAATCGGAACAATAGAGGAACATCTAAGCGAAGAAGGAATAAATCCTTATGAGGACTAAACCAGTCAAATCAGAATGGGCTCTCGTTGCAATCCACTGGATGGATGCATTCGATGGAGAGAACGGTTGGACAGACCTAGAAAAGTATGAGCCCAAGGAAGCAACGGTTGTGACCGTAGGATGGCTAATCCCAGACGTACTTCAAGGGTACATCACCCTCGTCAACTCATACTTTCCAGATGAAGTTGAAGACCCTAAGACTGTGGGTATGCCAATCCACATCCCCGTAGGGATGGTGATTGACACAAAGATACTGGAACAACCAGTTGTGTTTATTCAGAATCCTGAGGAGTCAAATCTGGAATCACAAGATTCGCAAACGCTTCCCGCATTTTTGCCGGGTTATCCGCCATCTCAGGTGAAATCTCAAAATGAAGCCAGTCACCCGAACCACCCCCGTGGATAGTTTCTTTCTTATAGTTTGACCAAGCGTTGCGGTCACACATCCAAGCACGACCATGTGGCTTGACAATATAATCAAAAATTGCTTCAACGCCTAACGCTTCAGCGTTGGCTACAATAATCTTCAACACCTTCACCGCTTCCAAGCGACCATTCTTGATGCCCTTCTTTGGTGGCATGTGCCTGAACGAGAGGTCAACCGCACGACCTGTTGCGTGCACAGACAAAGACTCTTTTCCACGCATTGGGCGAACTCCCCAGTCGCCATTATTCCAGAGCGCACCGTTAGACAACTTGATTGTCTCTTCAATGAACACCTTCATGCCGGGGCGTAAACTTTTTGCAGCCCCGTCTTTGTTCCCTGTGTATTTGCGCTTTGCCATGTTATTCACCGAATGCTTTCTCTCGTGATGTTATTTTTGCTATGTTGCCTTTTCGTCTTGCAAGTTCAGATTGAATTTCCTGTTCCTTGACTTGACGACCCGGAACACCAAGGAATCCGAGTAGTGGGTTCACATATCCACGTTGTTGATATGTGTCAATTGATGGTGTCAATCGTTCTGCTGTTCCAAGGAATGGAATCAAGTTTCGTACTGCGTAGTAAGCCTTGTCATCAACAAACTGTTTTCCATCTCGTGTTTCTCCATAACCTGCTGCAGCAAGGAATGGTTGCAGGATTGCTCCAGCACCATTACCCACCTCAACTGGTTTGTCGGAGAACTGACGGTTGTTGTACAACTGCCTACCACCCATCAACTCAAGTGGGACTCGAATCAAAGGGTTGACGTTTGACAACAAACGCTGTGGGTCTGACAACTCTTGAACCTGCTGACCAACACGATTGAATCCGAAGTCTGGTGTTGCATACAGGTTGTTTCCGAATGGCAACTTGAATGCACCAATCTCTCTCATCCACTGTGGAACAATAGCGCCTTCTTCTTCATCATCAACGTTTCGTTTGATGGTGTTGTAGATGGCGTAAGCCTTTGGATTGAGCCACATGTTTCCAAGTTGCAACGGAAGGTTGCGACTTGTCCACATCCAGAACGGAACAATCTGGCGCATCAGTTGGTCGCCAGTTGAAACGTCTGCGTAGTCAATCAGATACTTTCTTACCCGTGTAGACGCTGCATTCATGTCTAGCCCTTGTGAAACACCATCCCATGCGAGCACAAAACGGGAATGGTTTTCAACCCACTTACCAAGTTCTTTTGACCTCTTTGTTCCACGAGGCACACGACTAATATCAAAGAAGTCCGTTGACATACCGCCACCAGATGCAAAGAATGCATCCATTGCAGTCCTTGCTTTTACCTGCATGTCTGCAGATAGCGAAGCAATCCACTGGTCAACAGTCTTTGATTCACGTGAAGCGGCAAGCCAAGACCTACTCATATCAAGACCTTCGTTCATCCACTTCAACTTTGCACCTGCAGCAAATATCATAAATGAGTTTGACATTGCGTTTCGTGCATGGAATCCCGGCGACAAAGTTGCATACGCTTTGAAGAAGCGTGTGTACTTACCAATGAACCTGTTCATCTCACGAACAACCTGTGGCTCGTTCAGTCTGTGAACGCTCTGAACAATTGATGCCAACTCTTGCCTTACACCAATAGTTGGGAAGTACTTGCTGAGTTGAACAAAGCCCTTGTCGAAGATTGGAACAATTTCGTATGCATCTTCTGGTATCTGGTCACGGAACCCAATAGGTGCTCTTCTATCAACTTTGCCAGTAACATCACTACCGGCAATCCAACTGCGACCCTTGAGACCTTTAGCGAGCATCAGTTCTTCTTGTGCTTCAGTCAATCTTGCAGACTGCTTGAAGTACTCTGCCTGCTTGTTGGTGTAATCAGTAATGACAGAACGAATACTGTTCGGTATGTCATCACCATCAATACTGTTAAGAAGACCGGAAGCATCCTCAATGAACTTGTTTACTTCAGCGTTCCATGCAGTATTACTCTGATTGATTTTTGCTTTGACCTTACGACCCTCAATTGCCAAGTCCTTCAGAGATGTGACCGTATTGCGTGCATCTTCAAGAGCCTCTGGTGCCCACTCAGCAAACTCAACAGCACTATCGTAAGCCTGCTGTGCACCCTTTACTGTCTCCTGTGCAGAAGCAAGTTCTGAACGACGCTTCGTAACAGCACCAAGCAACTTCCTCTTATCCTTACCAGCGTCAAGTTTCCATTGAACTTTTCTTGCATCTTCCAACTGACGAACAGCCTTCATCCTGTTAGCAATTATTGAGCGTTGTTGGTTGGTCATCTTCGCAAGTGAATCAATTGCTTCTTTCTCACGACCCTCTTCAACAATCTTCTTGAACTTCAAACCTTCAATCAATCCAAAGATTTCATCTTGCTTGGATTTCTGTGCTGCAATCTCGATTTGTGCTGGTGTTGTTCCAGCCTCAATGGTCCCAGAGTCAGCCCTAAAGAACTTGCCCTCTCTAGTCGGACCAGTCTCAACACCCATGCCACCAAGTTTTGCTTCAATCTCTGCAGGTGAAAGACCTTCCCACTCTGCACCAGCAATAGGTTCTTTTGGTCGTGTACGCAACGACTCTGAAAGAGTCTTTGCTTCTGTAGCAAGTTTTGCACCACCAGTAGCACGAGTCTTCAATCCTGTTGGTTCAAGTTCATCAAGAATCTGTTGCTCAAGTCTTGCAATGTTTGCTTCTTCTTCAATGTTTCGACCACGAAGCGAGTCAACCTTTGAACGGATTCTGTCTTGGAAAGCCAAAACGTTAGAGCGCTGGTTAGCCCACTCTCTCTGCATCTTGAAGTTCAAAGTCTGCTCAATATCTTTGTATCCCTTGAGAGTCTTGTACTCATCGCTTGCAAGTCTTGCCTTCTGCAAATACTTCAAGCGTGAATCAACATCTGTTGAGAGCGCACGTGAACCAGAGTTATTTAACAACTGTTGCAATGCTTCATCAGCACCAAGAGCAATCTCCCCATCCGGTCCAGTCTTGAACTTGAGTGGGGCGCTACGCTGTTCTGCGAGCACAGCACTAATCTCTTTTTGCCCATCCAAACTACTGAAGTTGTCGTAAAGTCTTGACAACTTTTCAAGAGCAGAACCAGAAGCATCGTATGAAAGAACTTCTTCTTCAACCTGAAGAAGCAAGTTCTCAACTCTTTCAAGTTGAACATCCAAGTTAGTTGCAGCAAATTCATTTCCATAACGACGAACCATCGCATTGCGACGACCAACAAGTCGTGTCCTTGTCTTCTCTAGCGTCTTCAACTGTGAACGCAGAGCATCAATGTTCACCTGCTTGAGAGGGTTATTCCATAGTGCTTCAAACTCTGGGCTGGTGAACCCAAGTTCACGTGCAGTATCACTATCAAGTTTTGCGAGAACCATCGCAAAGCGATGTTCTCCTTCACGACGAACAGCACGAGCATATTCTGGTGTTGCAGCCAACTCATCAAGTTGCTGCAATACGGCATCATTCTCTACTTCTTCACGAATCTTTTGACGCATGATTCTGCCTTGGTCTGGTATTTCCATCTCAACTTCATCAGACAACCTTGCGGTGAATGGCTTACCAGTTTTTGGTTCACCAATAAACGGAAGAGCAAACTGACCTTCGAGTTTCTGAACCTCACGGGTGGCTGTTCTTTCTGCAGTATTGATAGTTTTCTTTGCATCAATACGTCGTAGTAGTTCATCGGCGTATTCTTCCAAGAAGTCTGCAGAAGCATTAGCACCACGCAACTCTGTCCTGAGCAACCAAGAACCGGGTATGTACTTACCACCAACAGAGTGACCCGGATTACCTTGCAACAAAACATCAAGTGGAATACTTGTTTCATCGGTCAGAACACGAAGACCTTTTACACGACCAGATGTTCTTTCCATCAGTCTGCCAAAGTAAGAGTCGGCTACTTGCACATCTCTGTACTGACGCACACCACGAGTTGCTGCGAAGTCGTATGTTTGACCACCAAGAAGTTCTGCAAACAAATCAGCAACTCCTCTTTCGCTTCCACTAAACACAGAGTTAAGCATCGAGGAAAAGCCGTATTCTTTTCCACCCTTGATTGCTTTGTTTATTGTCCTGTTAATGTCTTTGATTGAACCCTTGCCGGTAAGACGCTTGCCTGCTTCCTGTGCAATTTTTTGGTCTATTTCAGTTTCTCTTACAATTTTTTCATAAAGGTCTTGAAGTTCTTTTATTTTTTGACGAACTGGATTCACCCTTTTAGCCGTGTAAGGAATTGTTGCAGTATTCAACTCTTGAATTGCGGCAAGAACATTGCCACGAAGTTTGTCGTACTGTCCAGCAGCACTAACGCCTTCACCCTTGTACATCGGAATCTCGCTACCCGATGACTTGCCACCACGCATGCTCATTACTCTTGCTTGCCTGTTGGTTGGTCGGCCCCATACTGGTCTCTTGCCATACTGGCGAAGAAGTTTCAATACTTCTTCTTCAAGATAGTTTGAATCTGGATGACGATAAAAAAGTCTGTCAGTTGTAGCAATATTTTGACGTTGCCAAACAGCCTCTAGTTCTGGAAGATGCTCACGAATAAGTTCTTGTGTACGAAGAGCAGTAGCAATTTCTTTTGGTTGGAAAGAACCCGGATTGCCCACTGGCTTAACACGGAAAATCTTTGCCAGTTCTTCCTGAACAATGATTGACCTAGTGATGTCCTGTGAACGACGAGTCTGTCTCTCAAACAGTTCTTGCTTTCTTGGACCCCATACCCCAGCCTTCTCGGTAATTGTCTTACCAGTAGGCTTCATTACGGTTCCTTCAGAGACCTGATTCTTTGGTTTGACTGCAACCACTTCCGGAAATGAGAACTCTTGATTTAGTAAATCTTCTCTGATTTCTGCCTTGGCAGAATCAGAAACAGTTCCCTTGCCAATAGCGTTCACACGAGTACGAACACCGCTAAAAAATTCTTCTAGTTCCAGCAACCCTTGTTGGTATTTGATTGTTTGTTCCAACTCTGGTTTCGCAACATCTGCAAGAATTTTGTTGTACATTTTTTGGTCAACAATAATTCCAGTTGTAGCCAAAGCATCCTGTAGCGACTTCATACGATGGTATGTTTCACGATGTAAGTAATACTCAGATATACCTGCACCAAGGTCTGCAATCACATCACGGAAACCGTTTAATTCGTTTGCTTTTGCAATACCAATTGCTTCAAACTGATTTGTCTTTGGAAGCAACTTAGTAAGTCTTCTGTTCCAGTCGGTAATCTTTGCTTCTTCTTCAGCAATACGTGTAAGAATAACTTCTTCTGGCACTTCTCCAAAATATCCAAGTTCATCAGAGTTATCTGCAAGACCATCTTTCAGGTCTCTAATCATTGTTTCTGAATCGTCAATATTGTTTTGAAGCGAGATGACAGAAGGTGGTTGACCCTTTTCTACTAAAGGGTCAAACATGTATCGCTCTGTGGCATCTGCTTGACGCAACAGTTCAACCAAGTTTGCATAACGTGATTGAGTCGCACCTTCAACGGTGCTACCAATGTTCTTTATGTCTTTAGCAAGAGCAGAAGCAAACTGTGGGTCGTTCACAGCATCACGAACAATCAACCAAACACCAGCCTCACGCAACTCCCTGAGATTCGAGGCTGATGTGACAGCACTAGAAACACGTCGTCTAACTTCTTCAATGGTCAACTTGGACAAGGTGGTGTTTTTTATTTTTCCTGTTGGGTCAAGAACAGATTTGATTGCACGCATGTCTGGAGAGATTTTTCCATCGCTCCAAACACTTCCAATGTTCCTAGTGTTCATCACCTTGGTATCTGGGATTTCAATTCCCTCACGAAGAAGAGCCTGAGTCACGTTCTCCATGATGTCATCCATGCCATCATTCTTCAAATAACTTTCAACAATACCGTTAAGAACATTGTCAAGTTTTTTTGTTCTCTCAAAACTTTCTTCAAGAACTTTCAACGCATTTGCTGCACGCTGATGCTTTGCATCAAGACTCTTAATCAATTCGTCATACGTGTAGTTCTTGCCGTTATAAACAATCGGTGTTCCACCAGCACCCTGACCCATGTTCAGTCCATCCATTATTGCTGGATGGTCAATGATTGCCTGATTGATTGACTTAGACAAATCATCCCATGCTGCATCCAAGTCATCAATCATTGAAGACAAACCATCAATAACCGATGTCGTTGTATTGCGTGCCTTAGTGAAGTTATACCAAGCCTTCTTCTGTTGCTCTATTGCCTTGTCAACAAGTTTCTGTGCTGCTTGTAGTTTGAGCAAACGCTGTTCTGGTGTTCCAACTTCTTTGAGCCCCTGCTTCAAAGCAGCCAACTCTTTACCAGCCTCACCAGTCTTAGAAGCAAGACCATCCATGTACTCTGTGAAAGCACTAATAGAGGCCCTGCCCGCATTAGCCATATCTCTATGAGCATTCTTCATTGCGTTCTCAACAGAACGTGCATAGTCAGCAGTTGACTTCAACCAGTCCTTTGTGACCGAACCCATCTGCTTTGCTTCTGCAAGAATTCCACCGTCAACAGCAAGACGCATAAACTCGGCAGTTCCAAACTGCTGAGCATAATGCTGTCCATACTTAGCCATGATTCTGTCAATGTCAGTCTCAAAGAACTTTCCAGTAAAACCAGTTCCGGGCCTGTTTGCTATTTCATTCAAACCAGCAACACCCTTAAGCATGTCCTCGTCGTCAAGAATCTTGCCAAAGAAGTTTGCATCCTTGATAAGACCACGAGACTTAAACGAAGATGATGGGTCAGTCATGTTTATCTTCAAGTACTGACGAATCTCTTCAGCACGCTGAGTTGAAAGACTATTCAACCAATCACGTGCTTCGTCTGTCATCATGTGTGGAAGATAGTTCTCCACATAATTCATCTGGAAGTTAGGGTCAACCTGCTGGTATCTAGCCTCAACCTCTGAGTGAAAATCCTTGAAGATTTTCTGAATCTTGTCATACGCTCTTTGCTCAACATCAGTAAGTTCGCGTTCCCAGTTCATTGTTCCATCTGGCTTAAGCCGTGGAGTATCCAAGAACTTATACACTTCTGTGCCCGCAGCCTTAATGTCTTCCTCTTGCAAGAACGGAGCAACACGCTTACCGTAAGTGTCCATCATGATGCCCTCTAACGCACGAGCAGCATTATCCATTGACTCCAGCCGAACTGCATAACGTGCAAGTTCGGCATCCATTCTCTGCAACTTGCCATCAACAACCAACTTGCCAGTACGCAAACCACGACGAAGAGGTTGCATGTTTCGTGCAGCAGAAGTTCCCTTTGTCGTAAAGTTTTCAGCAAGCCACTCAGTTGAACGGCTACCCATAATTCCTACACGACTACCAACAAGACCACGCTCAATCATCTCGGCAACAGGACCAGTAAAAGGAACCTTTACCTGCGTACCCATCACATAAATACCAGCATCTGGAAGACCAATCTTCTTTGCTAATTGGATTCCTTCTTCAGTTCTTCCAAGCGCTGTTCTTCCACGCAAAGCAATGTCTTGAACCAAATCTGCTGATGCACCCATCTTGTCGGCAAGACCGGCAAGATTGGTTGCAAAACCACGGCCACTTTGTCTACGACCCAAAAGCAAACGAAGTTCACCACCAGTTTTAGTTGCAGCAACTCTTGCTGTTTCTTCTGCAGCCATCCTTGCAAGAGCAGCAGGACCCATTGCTGCAAGTTCGTCTGCACTCATTGCAGCACCCTTCATCAAAGCACTCGATACGCTTCTGGTTGCAAGACTCTTTGGAATGTTTGCACCAAGCGTTAACCAGTTAATTGGGTCAAGAGCAAGGTCTCCGACAAGACCAACAATTCTTCCACCCCAACCCTTCATCGGGAAAGCAGTACCAAAACCGTAAGTCACATCTTTGGTCTGGTCAAACCAATCACCAAAACTTGCAGTAGTTTTTTCATCAGTATCTAAGATGTCTGCAACTTCACGAACACCAGAAATGATGGCACGACGACCAGTATCAAGAATCTCAAGTGGCTTCAACACAGCCTTAGCAATTGGATTGTCCAACACGTTGGCAACAACACCAAGAGCGCCAGAAGGTTTTATTTGACCTTCTTTTGCAGCCTGAATCTCATCAAGAACGTTTGGATACTTTGCACCCTGTTTTCTTGCGTACACATCCAAGCCACGGATTGCGGTACGAGTCTTTGCGTCACGAGGATTTGAAGCCATCGTGCTTGATTGTTTTACAACTTGGTCAAACAAGTTCGGTGCACCGCCAGCACCAACCCTAGGTGGTGCAGCGGTACGGGTTGTTGGAGCAATAGCAACAGGTGCTGGGCCCCTTGATGCTGAAGACTGTTGTGATAAACCCTGAAGTGCTGAAAGCAAATCTTGCTGAGAAGCCATTACCCACCCATTGCTTTGTTGAGAATAATCCTATTAAGCATGTCTGTGTTAAATGGGGTTTCTCCTCTGGCTCTCAAACCTTCCTGCACTTTCTGTGCAACTAAATTTATTAACTTCTGTTGTTGCAATACCGGGTCACGAAGATTCTCTGTTGGAATCTTTGTGACCGAACCCTGAACTGCTCTAGACATGTCAACATCTTTACCAGTGTTTGGGTCTTTCAATCCAGCAACATTCAAGGTGGCAGTACGCTGTGGCGCTGCAGCACCAGCAAGTTCTTTCTGATATGCAATGGCCGCTTTATTCATTCCAGTAGCACGAGCATCAACCTTTGGTGCTTCACCCTTTTGTTTCTTTTCGTAGTCCTCAAGAGACCACTTTTTTCTTTGCTGATAAGCCTTACGTGCAGCAGTTGCTTGTGGAGAATTTCCAGTAAGCACTTGTTGTTTTGAAAGACCAAAACTTGATGCCGTTGTTGCTAGGTCTGAATCATATTCTGATTCCAGCGAACCATCACCCTCTGTGCTTATTGCATTGAGTATTGACCTAAGACCAGCAGAATAACGATTGCCCTGACCAATACCAACATCTTTGCGTCGTTTGTCTTCTTTGCTTTGCTTATCTGGAGCAGCATAAACAGTTGGGTCTCCAGCAGCAAGGTCTATTTCCTTCATACGCTTATCAACATCTTTTTGTGTTGAAGCAAGACGGTCAATCATTGGATTGAAAACCTCTGGGAACAACTGTGTTGGGTCGTAATCCTCATTCGGATTACGCATGCCAGCCTTTTCAAAAATGGTGTCCTGATTCTGAATCTGATAACGCTTCTCATCAACAGTCTTGCTTTCAGCAAACAAGTCATCAACGAGTTTGTTGTACATAGTCAAACCACCCTCAATGTCGTCACCAACATCCAAGGTTCCAGTCTTGTATACACCGTCGCTCAGGATTCTTTTAATCTGCACAGCGGGATAACCCCTGTTGATGTACTCAAGAATCGAGGTTGAGATTGGGTCATCACTACCCTGAATAGCCAAAGTCTGTGGAGCATACAATCTCACAATTTCCTCATCGGACATCTCAGACGGTGCTGTGTACGAATTAGAGAAAAGACCCAAGGTTGGGTTCATGATGTTGCTCAAATCACCAGAGTTGCCACCGCCTTTGCGGTTGGCATACATGGCAAGGATTGGTAACAGCGAGTTGAAATCCATTTGCCCAGAAGGGTTTGGTTGCATGCTCATATACCTAAAGCCCTTTGTTACCTTCCAGAACCGAATCCCGGACCAAACATGTTGTTCAATGCCGAGAAGTCAATTCCTGAGAAATCTGGAAGGTTTTGAGCGGTGTCAACCTGACCAGAAGGAGGTGTTCCACCAGCCGCAATAATCGCATCAATGATGCTTTGCTTACGACCACCAGCAGCCTGCTCTTGCTCAAACTTAGACTGAGCAATCTGCTGTGCCAAAGCAGCCAAAGCCTGCTGTTGCCTGCTCGCCGCCTGTGATGTGTACGAAGCCCTCTGAGCGCCCAAACCAGTGTTTGCCATGTTCTGTGCCATTCGAGACTCAGCCAAGCGTGACAAGTCGTTAGACTTGGCATTAGCGCTAAGCACGTCAATAAGGCTCTGGAATGCTCCAGCGCTCTGCTGACCAGCCAACTGCTCAGCCTGCATCTGGTTAGCAATGTCTGGTGACATTGCGCCATAAGCATTCAAATACTCTTCCATTGGGTTGGTAACTGCTGGCATCTGTGCACTTAGCCCAGCGTATGGGTTGTTTTGGTTTTGGGTTAGATATTGTTCCAATGCACCGTAACCAGTGTCTAACAAACCCTGAGCGGTGTCATATCCTTCTCCAATGTTTCCAATTGTGGTATTGTAAATATCTCCAATATCTTCTTTACCAGTTGTGCTCATTCCTTCAATCTGTGCAATCAAGTCATCAATATTTCCACGATAAGAATTAGATGTAATCTGGTCAATCATCCCTTGAAGTGCACGGTCTCTAACTGCTTTTGCTTCTGCTTCTTGTTCTTTTTTGTAATTGAACTCATCTCTGGCAAGACGGTCTGACGCTTTAGGTGCAGTAGATTTACCAGTACCCGTACCACCACTAGTAAGCATTGACAATGCATTTTGGAATGCGGTATCGCTACGAGTTCCAGTGCCACCATAACTTTGACCACCAAGAATTTCGTTTTTAATTTTTTCTGCCTCAGCCTCACGGTCTTTTTCTAATTGCACTCCAGATACATAAGGAAGTGTTGTGGCATATCTGTCGGCAGCACGAATGTTCTGTTGCGTGTTCATACCAGCAGTTGGAACATACGGCTTAGGTGCAGTTGCAACAACTGGTCTGTCAGCACTACCACCCCACGTGCGTACACGAGGATTCTGTTTTGATGCGTTCGGGTTTGCTTCATTAACCATTAGAAACCACTCCTTAATCTCATTATCTCAAGAGCATCCTGCTCTATCTGCCTTGCCTTGTCTGCTTCCAAATCTTGTAAACCAACCTTGTATTCATCGCCAAGTTGTGCTTGACCCAAATTAAACATTGTGTTCTGTTGGGCAAGGTCTTGCTGTGCTCGTGATGTTGTACTAATTCTTTCCTTTGCAAAATCCTGCAGCGCTTTCTGAAAAGCGCCAGTCTTTACGTTTGGAGTAAACGAACCCCTCTTACCAAAAGAAGTTATAATCTGTGGCTGAGCCTTCTCAAAACCCTTGTTCATGTCAGCAAGATTGCGATTACCCCTTTGTTGTGAAACAAAGTTACCGTAAGTATTGGCTGAACCAATAGATGCGTACTTGTCCATAAGACCTCTACGACGTGCCTCGAAAGCACTTGCATCATACGCCATATTGTTTTAGAGCCTTTCTATCTTCAGAAACTCTTTTGCGAGTGGCTTCTGCATCATCTAATCGTTTGTTAATTTTGTCAATCTCAGAAACCAAAGACGAGACAATCTGACGGATGACAATGGCATCCGTAGATTTCAACGCAGTTAGTGCCGGGATTGAAAAAGAATCCATCAGCCAAATACCTGTCCTGCGAGCACAACTTGGTCATCTACCGCCAAAGAAGTTGCAACATCACTATTCAACTTTGCGTAAGTTACAGTACCGTCTGCAATTTTTGTTGTCGTGATAGCGCTTGCATCTATTTTTGCGTTAGTGATTGCAGATGAATCAATGTTTGTTCCAGTTGACAAACCATCAACATAGAGTTTGAACTCATTGAAGTTAGCGTTAACTTCAGATGCTTCAGCGATATCTCCATCTGTAAACGAGTGTGGAATTACAATAGCCATTATCCAGTTACCTTTCGTGCATTAAATTTGTATGAGATACTGTCAATACCCCAAGAGAGTCCAGTTGGTCCAGTGAACAAAAGTTGTACAGAACGTGCAAGCCCAAGGTTTGAACCACGAACAACCTGTGCACCTTCGGCCTGAACACCCCATCTACCAGAACCCCAACGACCTTCACCCCACAACATTCCAGATGCTGATGCATCAATTGAAATATTGAATGTCTTACGTTCGTTACCATTTGCTTCTTCAAAGTTATGGAACACCTTGACGTTTACGGTTCTTGCTGTGTCCGACTGCTTGATAACAACATCTGGTCTACGCCACATCTTCTTTGCAGAATAAGAACGACCATCAACCCAACCAGTTCTGTAATAAGAAACAAAGTTGCTTTCAACAGTTGCTAGTAAATCTTTCTCAGATTCAAATGCATCAACCTTGAGAACACGTGGAATACCCGGATGTATAGCAAGACCGAATGTAGTTCCACCAGATGAAACAAAGTCACATCCACCAATCACGCCATATTCATCTGCGGTTGAGAACATTGTGTACGCACCACGCTGACCAATGCTTTGGTCGTAAATCAAGTTAACAGTTGCTTTTGAAACCGTAGTTATTTTTGAATATGGAAGCGAAAGCCACAGGCGACGATTGATGTAAGAGACAGAAATCGTCGACGTTGCAGTATCGTTCAAATAGTTGTTTGGGTAAATAGAGTTGAAATTTTCTGACAGGTCAACAATGGTTGAACCGTTATAGAAAAACAAACCATTTGGATGTGAATAAAAGTACACACCGTTTTCTGCTACCGCAATCTTTGTCGGAGCATCAACACCAAGCGTTGAGGTTAATTCAACAACAGAAAAATCTGCTGTTTCATAACCGTAAACAATGTAAATAGAACGTGGCTTAAACACAATCAACTGACCTGCGTACACAGCAAGACCAGTTATACCGTCACCACCACCAAGGAAGTCAAAGTAGTCTGTTTCAGCCCAGTCTTGTGGTTCTGCTTCATGCGAGTAATGCAATCTGTTCTTGTAGTTTGTTCCGGAATAATCAACCGATGCAGCAAACAGTTTGTTTGCATGAACAACGATGTGTTCGCATTTTGGGAACTTGTCTCTAGCGGGAGAGTTGTAGTTATTGTTCCAGTTAGAACCAGTCAATGCCGTAATAGCAGTTGCGTATGTGTCACCAGTTTCCCAAACATAACCTTGTGTACCATCATGACCAGTAGCAATATAAAGTTTTGCACCCCAGTTAGCAAAAGAAGCACCATTAATATTTGAAGCAACAATGTTGTTTCCAGATGAATAAGCAAGTTGTGTGAAGTTTCCACCAGTTGAATGCCACACAGCAGTGCTGTTAGCCAACATAACTCGTGGAGTTGCACCATAGAATGGATGCAACTTGTACGGAGTCCACGTACCAGAGACAGCAGTAGAGTTAATCTCACGCATAGCACCACGGGTAAACAAACCACCACGAGGGTCAACCTCAACATTCAACATGTCGGGTGACTCATTTCGAGCCAACTGAAACTGGTCTGCCCTAAGGTTTAGACCACCAGTGAAGTCGTCGTAGCGTTCAACGGATACATTGCTCATTGTCCAAGTGTCGCTCCAAGCGTCTGCAACCAGCGCTTCATAGTTGGATACTGGCGACCAGCAGACATGACAACCGGTTGTGCACTTGATGCCTTCATCAAGTCACGACGAGCAAGACCAACACCCTCTTCAAATGAGTTCATGTACATTTGTGACAACTGTGCATCTTCTTGGCGTTGGTACACACGGGCGAGCACAAAATAAGGAAGCAAAGCATGGAACCACTCATCAAGGTCAATTATCTCTTCTGTGTTCGTCAACCATGTGTAAACAGGGTTTCGGTAAGCACGAACCACCATTGGGTAAACCGCATCAGGTTTAGCCCACAACTGCAACTTCTTATCCCAGAATGAATAAAAGTATGGTCGGCTGGCAACATCTGTGTTGCCCAGCCAAATCTCCTCAGCATTGTCATACGGAATCAAAGTAAGACGAGCACCAGAAGTACTACTGTCAATTACGGAAATGATTTCTCGAATGTCACCAATAGTGGCAATCGTGTACTCACGCTGGTTGGCAACCGTGTTGAACGTGTAAGTCTCCTGAAGGAACGGCCACCTACGCTCTAATGCAAAAATACGCTGAAACCCCTCACGAGCAAACTGGTCAATGATGGTGTCGGGCAAATCCACCTCATCCAAGTCAGCCATGTTTCGGACTTGTGAACGCAGAGTGGTAAGGGTTACGCTCATTTAGCCTTCTCTTGTGACCTTAGATGTCCGATGCAATAGTCCGTGCCCCTAGCCTTTGGACCCTCACAGGTGTCCTCATTTGCTATACAACGGTTGCGCCCGATATACGGCGCAGATGGAGCAGCAATCTTTGCTCCCGCTGTTGGGGCTAGGCGGAACCCAGATACTGGCGTTCCGTAATACGATTGGGCTTGTACGGCGTTTTTCATATACAACTACCCCAATTTGTTACATATACAACACCACAAGTGTTGTTAATATCCCGGTTGACGCCCAATTCTATTGTAAACACTGTTAGATGGGCGTTGACCTTTTAAAACCTTGTTGCCCAAACCAACAGGTCGTTTCTTAGGGTCCATATACGAACTGTTAGGAGTTTTAACAGCACTTTTTACTGAAACAACTTTTTCAGTTGTTCCAGTTTTACCTGTTGCACCAGTCTTCTTCTTTGGTGCAGCAAACCCCTTACGGGATACATCACCAGACTGAAACTTCTGTTGAAGTTTCTTGCGTGTTTCTGGAGTCACAGTTTTGCCAGCGGCTTTAAGTTCAGCCATTCGAGACTGAACATAAAACCGTTGACGAGCCTGTTTGTCTGTAATGCCCTTTGAAGCAACCTTGTCTTTAACAAACGCTTTGCGGTCAGCAACACGTTTTGCTACAGCAGGATTTTGCTTCTTAGTCGCCATTCTTAGTACATACCTCGTGAACCACGGGTTGTTCCACTCTTACGACGCTTTGCATCACTTGCCTTATCAGCACTACGAATTGATTGTCCTTTTGAGGCAACAGCAACTTTCTTCTTAGGAGTAGATTTGGCTTTAGAACCAACACCTGCACGTACAACTGGACCTGCGTCATCCATTCCACGAACACGTAGACCTGCAACACGCTTTTCCTTGCTTGCACCAGCACCAGCAGCAGACACTGAAGCCTTCTTGCGGGTTTCTGGTTGAGCCTTAATTGCACGACCAGTTGAGAACATTCCACCCGGTCGGAAATCTCCAACCTTCTTGAACTGACTTGGCTTGTCATTCTTTGCTGGCTTTTGTGCTTGCTTCGTCATACGAAGTGTGTAAGCCTTATTTGCTTTGCTTTGTGCCATTTTAATTTTCCTTTACTTCTTGTCTGAATTTGGTCGAACTTTGTAATTCTTGTCTTGCTTTACAGGAGTTGGACTTTTACCATACAAGCCGGGGGCTGTAACGGTTCCAGACTTCTTTACTGCATCAGCGTGACTATCAACTTGTGGATAGTTGTAAGGCATTATTGCTCCTTTTGAAATAGGGGAGTGGGTTTCTGCCCACCCCCCAGATTCAATTACTTGCGGTAGATGGACACCGTGTTTGCTGCAGTGAAAACCGCAACATACGATGCTGATGATGCTGCTGCAACCGAGAAGGTTGCCGCAACACCAACAAGTGTCACTCCCGAAGCACCAGCAGTTACCACGATTGGGTGGGTTGCTGCTGCTACGTTCACAACAGTGAACTCAAACGAAGAGCCAACGCCCTCGTCTGTGAACGCTGCACCAAGTTCCGCACCAGTTGGTGTGGTCAAGGTACGGCTTGCTGTTGGTGTCATGGTGTAAACAACCTGTTGTGCACCAGCAAGAGTTGCTGCTACCTGTACGGTTGCTGCATCGGTGGCGGCAACAACAGTTACCTTCTCCATCTTTGCTGCCCATGTTTCAATGCGCTTACGGGTAAGAGCACCATCTGTATCATTTGCTAATAGTGGCATGTCATTTTCTCCTTGTTAGTTAGTGGTCTTAGGCGGTCTTTGCCGTGAGTTTGCCCTGCTTCGCACGGTTGCGACAGGTCAAGTTGCCGTAGCACATGATGAGCGCATAGCGAGCATCGGTGTCTTCTGGCTTGATAAAGTCCGTCTGAGCGAACCACTTGTTGCTGTGACCGACCAAGGTGAGGTACTTCGTGTTAAGGAAGTAGAACACACCAGCGGTGCAATGCACGTCGTACATTACAGGAGCAGCCTTGAACAACAGGTTCTGGAATCCAGCATCTGCGGTCTTGGTGTCCGTGTAACGGAGGTTTGGCTGAAGCAATGCTTCGTACTTCTCAAACAAAGTCTGGCTTGTCAACAAGGTGTCTGGGTGGTCATTACCAACCGAAACGCTGTTGTAAGCAGTGCTCATTTGTGCAAGAGTCAACGCAGTTGCGGTGTTCTCTTCGTATGAACGCCAGAACTCGTTGCCTGAAGTTGCTGAGTTGATTCCACCAACGGTGTTGCCGGTCTCAACCAAGTTTCCAAGGCCGTTCCAGTCTTTTCCGCTGTTGCCAGTTCCGTCAGCAAAGAACATCTGGTTGAACGATTCACGCATTGACTCTTCTGCCTGCATAATCTTGGCTTCGAGCAAGTTGATGATTTCTTGTTCACCGTTGTTCTTGGCTTCTTCAATACCACTGATTGCGATGGATGCAGCGTACTGCTTCCATTCGTACTCAGCAGCCGAGATGCCTTCTTGTGGGGTCAAAGCAAGTGAATCGTAACCGCTGTATGAAGCAACAGTTGAGTTCTTGCCGTAGATAAGAGGTTCAACAATCTTCGTACCGCCGTTAAGCATACGAATGCGACCCTTGTCCATGAGTTGGTAGGTGAGTGGGCGTGCAGTGAACACGTTGTCTGTCAACTGGCTGCGGTAGTTCGCAAGCGTCGTTGAGAGCAACTGGTCAAAGTTACTATTGGCTGATGCCATGATGATTTCTCCTTAGTTAGAACGCTAAACGCTTAGTTGCCGTTTTGCGGCTTCAAATGCGTCTCGCAATGATTTAATGGGTTGTGCTGATACATCCGCACTTCCAGCCGAGGAAGTAGTGGAAGCAACAGATGCTTGACGCTTTGAGTCCGTAATCTGCTTATTCTCAGTTGCCCGCTTCTCACGAAGTTGACGAACCGCCGAAGCATCTTCGTACACCTTGTCAAACGCCGTTTGCTTGTACACCGCTTCCAAATCAGATGAGCCAATGGCTAAAGCCCTTGACACAACTTCATTGGCATCGAAGTCCGAGCCGTATCGTGTTTGCAGCGACTGTATTGTCCGCTCAAGTTCTGCCCTTGCTTTTTCTTGCTCAAAGGCTTGAACCCGACTTTCTAATTGTCGGTACTGTTTCTCAACTGGGTCCATGTACAATTCTTCTTCTTCAGAAGGTTGTTGTACAACGCCGTAATGCTGTGAAAGCAGACTTAAAGTACCCTGTGGGTCGTTTTGCAAGGCTTCTTGCAAAGCGGCACCAAATTGCACTTGTCGCCGTTGCTCTCCAAGTTCCTGTGTCTTGCGGGTATAATCCGCTTGACGCTGGTATCCAGAAAGCGCCTCTCGGAGTGGCACACTAACTTCCTCGCCGTTAACAGTTACAGAAACATACTTGTCTCCGTACTCATCAACAGGGAGCAAATCAATTTGTTCCTCGGTTAAGGCATCAACTACATCCGCAACTTCCTGTGATTGTCCCAGTTCTTCTGGGGTCACATCGGCTGTGATTTCATTGCTATTTATATCGCTCATTTTTTAGGAGTCCTTTTCGGGTTGCTCTATATGTTGGGATTTTTCGTTACATACCCTGAGGAGGCATGCCCCCGCCTTGTTGCATTTGTTGCATGAGTTGCATGAGAACCTCAGGTGGCAATCCTGCCAACTCTGGTGGTAATCCTGCTGGCGCTCCACCTTGCGGTGGTGCTCCCTGCATCATTGCTTCTGGCGGAGGTCCCTGTGGTGGCATACCCGGTGGCAGAGCGCCTTGAGGCGCTTCAGCCATCTCTGGTGGCATCGGAGGAGGTGCTGCGGTCACAAACGAAGCGGCGGTCTTGATACCGAAACCGTATTGGAGAACATAAGTTGCCAACTTCGGCATGTCAATAATCCCAGCCGAAGCAAACGGTGCCATTGCATCAACAACCTGCAAAGCCATCTGACGACGGAATGATTCGTTGACTGGCTGGGTTGAGCCACCTTCTACTTCAAAGTCAAAGTCACCCTGAATGTAGTCACGGTCAAAGTTTACCCAGATTGGTTGTGCATCTTTGCCAGCCACACGAACAGCACCTTCTGCTGTCATGTACTGCTGTGCAAGCATCACCAAGCGACGGGCGCATTCACCAATACCACGTTCAATGATTGCCAACTTGTCCGAAGAACGGGCGTTAGATGCATCTTGTGAAATTGCTGCTTCAGTTGCGGTACGGCGAATCTCTGGCATTCCACCACGCTGGTATTCAGAAATACCTGATACACGGTCAATGTCTCCAGAAATAAGATTCGACTGATTGTAGAACTCTGGTGGGCTGATTACCGCTGGCATTGGTGTAATCACACCGCCAAGTGGTTCTTCAGAGATAACCGGAACCATTACGTTGTCTTCATCTGATTCCAACGCTGCACGACCATCAGCGTCAAAGGCTGATTCCTTGTACAACCACTTGCGTGAGAAACGCTTGCGATGGTTCATCATCTGTGTACGTGTTTGGTTGAGTTCCATTTGCAACGGTTCAATTGCTTCTAGTTCACCCATTGGGTAGAAGTGCTCTGGCACTTCATAGTTGCGCAACATCACGAATGGATGTCCAAACGAAAATGGGATTGTTGTTGGGTTGACAAGGAACTTGTCACCACCGTCACAGAACACAGACATCTTGCCTGTTTCAATGTCGTAGTATTCCCAGATTTCTACATAAGCGTCATCTTCGTTTTCGCTACGGCGTGGTCTTACCGAGCCACGCCAGTCGTCAATTCCCCACTTAGAATAATGTGAAGGTGCTGCTTCATTTCGTGCAGCAGAGTTGTAACGCTTGTCTTTCTTTACATCTTTCAAAGGGCGACGGACTCGCTGGGCAATCCATCGCATGTCTTGCATGGATGTTGCATCAGCGTCAACAAAAACATCAAATGGTGAAATGCGCTCAACGAATGGTCGGTCTTCGGTAATAATGAAGTCAGACTCGGTAATTGATTCTGGTGCTGCTGAGGCAAGTTCATCGGATGCTTCGTAATCCGAACCATCCTTTTCCACAAAACGATAACCAGTCTTCAAGAAACCATGACCAATAATGAGCATGTCTTTTACTGCTGTACGGAATTCTTTTTGGCACTCATAGTGTCTCCACCAGTAGTTAACTACGGCTTCGGTCACAACAGCACGAGGAGCATCTTCATACTTTCTAGCATTAACAGTAATCTTTGGATAGTTGACAGAAACGCTAGGTGAGATTACGTTGATAGTTGCAAAAGCAATGTTGACAAGCAGACGGTCTTCTTGGGTTTCGGTCTTAAAATGCTTTCCACGATACATGTCAATCATTCGTGCCCAAAGGTCGTCGCAGCGTTCTTCACGCCTCCAACGCTTTGTTTGTTCAATCTTATTTCTGTAACTTGTAATGATTTCCGAATTAGATTTCCGAGCCATTATTTGTCCTCTTGTCCTTCATGCCAACCGATATGGTTGTCAAGTCTGCTACCAATTTTGTCAACCTTAGTTCCAATCATTTTTAGGAGGATTCGCCCCTCAGCATGTTGTTCCGTATTTTCTTTACGCAACTTTTGCAAAATGACAACGAGGGGTCCAGATATGATTGCGACAGCAATCGGTACCCATACCACCTCCATCTCAAATCCAACGACTTCCGACAGGCTCGGCATTGATACCAGCCTCTTTGGCTACACGAACCTGCTCATCTGCACGTTCTTTCACGGTTGGGCCGTGGAAGTCTTCTTGCCCATAAGTGAATCCAAGACGGACTGACTTGATATGGCATTTGAAACAAATTGAACCACGACGGGGCAATTCATCTGATTCAAAAGTCGTCAAACACTCTAAACAGCGGAATTCTTTCATAACTATAGGCTTTAATCGTTACCCTCGGATATTAAACGCACCAATAGGTAAAGTTTTCTCCTGTTTCTCTTTAATTATGTGTTGTTCCCACCATCCCAAAGTATTTTTGGGTGGTGCTGGGTCGTATCGGTATTCTGGCAACCAAACATACTTCAACATCTGGTTGGCAATGGCTAATGACATAACACGGTCGTCGTGTGGCGAGCCATGCATCTTTCCATTGGCTTCACGCACAAATGAACGAAGTTCAGCAATGGTCTTAAAGTCGTACAACAAAATAGCCTCATCACGGATTGACGCATTCAACTCGTCAATTGCCAAAGGCTTAGAAACCGAAGTAGTTCTCCAACCCATAGTCTCACTTGCCACCGGGTTACGGGCATTCATCTTGCGCTGGCGATAAGTGTTGCGATAACCAGCACGCTGAAGACCTTTGATTGTCGTCAAACCGTGGTTGTTGGACTCAACACCAATCAAGGCATGATTATAGTAATAACCCAAAGCCCGAAGAACATCTTCCCCAAAGATGTCAGCATCAACGTGCCCATGCCAATGAGCCACCACTAAACCTGTGTCCGCAGAAATAATATGGGCAGATGAATAGTCACCATGCCCAAGACCTTCTGCAACGTCAGCCCCAATCACATAGTTTTCATTAAGAGTTGGAAAATCCCAGATTGACAACTCTCCACCATCTTTGATGAAAGTATAAACATTCTTGCCTAACTCATTTTTTAGATAACCACAGTCTGGGTCAACCGCTTCTATCTTCCTTAATGATTCAAGGTCAAATACTGGGCGACCAGAACGGATAAAGGCTTCCTCAGCATTGTCCGGGTATTCCTGTGCCAACTGCCAGTCAGGAAGGTCACGCTTCTTAGCCTCATACCAATCCTCGTCACGGTCTCCAGCAGACCACGGGAAAAACACACCAGTAAATCGGTTTACACCAGTCTGCGAACCAACCCATAGTTGGTGAAAGATATTGCCCTCACCATTGGCTGTGCTCAAACAAATAACACGACCACCAACGTCAGCAATTGGTTCAATAGATGCCCACGCTTCTTCAGCGTTGGGCAAGAACGCCATTTCGTCAATGATTACTCGATACACAGACTCACCACGAGCAGGGTCATTGCCAGATGGCAAAGACTCAATAGCAGAGTCATTAGCAAACACCATCTTCAATTGGTTGTCTGAGAGTAGGTCTGGTCCACGCACACGCATCCACGCAGGAAGCATCTTGTAACCATACTTGGTCTTTTGCAACAACTTAGATGCTTCACGTTCAGTACGTGAAAGCATGACCGTAAAGCGGTCAGGCCAAAAGAATGTTTCCCAGAATGTGAATGCAGCAGCCAGAGTAGAGAACCCAATCTGTCGTGCCTTCAGAACAATACTGTAGCGAGAGTCAATCCAGACTCTTACAGTTTCTTCCTGTGCTTCACGCAAGGCAAACTTGATACGACCCCGCTCAGGGTGTCTAATCATCCAATGGGTGGAACAAAAGTGTGAAAATGCAACCACAAGTTCATCTGTGGTCGCACCTTCACTACCTTTGCATTTCCTCCACTCCTTCTCATTGAGAAGGTCAGTGAGTTCCATTATGCCTTCTTAACGGCTGCCTTCTTTGCTGCAATCTTTTTAGGACTTGCACCAAATGCTGCATCAATTTCATCTTTGGTAAGAACACCATCAATGCTTGCCTTGGCAAGACCCTCTGCAACCTTGAAGATAGAAACTGCGCCAGCAATCAAAGCCGACTTCCATACTTCCAAGTCAGGAGCGATTACCGCAGCACCAGTCACCACGCCGAGGGCGTTGGTGAGGAAAAGTGCAACAATTCTGCCTGCAATATCTTTTGCCTTATTCATTGTTCTCCTTGAACATTACGCCGAGTAAATGGATTATCACGGCTATTACGGTGATTCCCCAACCCAAAACCTTGGTCTGACCAGACAGCGTGATAAGCACCATACCGGTACCTGCAAGTGTCCAAGTCAAAGCATGGATTTCAGATAGAAGTTTCTTCACGCTAATAGCCCAATTCGTTACGGTTTGCGTGAGGACACAGCAATGGCTGTAGCACCAGCCGCTACGGCAATTAGGGTGCGACGGGTATCTACTGGCACAGAAGACCCCAGAGGCACGTAGTCACCAAAGTCGTCAGAGAATATGTCAATGGTTTCCTCGAATGCCTGTCGCACCTCCAAAGGCGCAGACTGGACAGCCTCTGTGACCGCATCCTTTTCCTCTTCGCTTATCTCTGCCACATCCAAAGACTCAAAGATTTCAACCGCCTGCTGTGGAGTAACAACTGACAGCACCTCTGGGCTGGTCGCCAAAGCGACAGCCTGCTCAGGGGTAGGTGGTTCTTCCTGTTCCAGAATCTGGTCAACAACCTGCTCAACTTGTTCAGGGGTTAACTCATCTAGGGCTTCCTGAAGTTCTTCCACAGTTGTGGCTTCAGCAATCAAAGCCTCTACTTCTTCTTCAGCCAATGGCTCTAAATCTGGCTCCAAATCTGGCTCTACCGTTGTGCTAGTCTCTTCAGGTGCTTCAGATGTTGTGGTCACTTCCTCAGTTGTTGTGGTCACTTCTTCAACTGTCGTATCTATTTCTTCTGGAAGCGTCTCCTCTGGAATGGGTTCCTCTTCTACTGGCTCTGTGGTGCTTGTCGTTGTTTCTTCAGGCTCTTCAGGAACGTAGATTTCAACGGGTGCTGGAAGAGTTGAACTTGTTGTTGTAGTAGTCGTCGTTGACGATGTTGTAGTCGTCGTACTTGTCGTCGTTGTCGTATTTGGCACCGTCGTTGTGGTTGTCGTAGTTGAAGTAGACGTTGTGCTCGTCGTTGTACTCGTACTTGAGGTTGATGTTTCTGGAAGCGTCGTAGAAGTTGTGCTGGTGACAGGGACAGTCGTTTCGGGAACAGTAGTAGTAACTATCGTCGTTGTTGGGGTCGTGGATGTTGTTGTAAATTCCCATAATGAAAGGTCGCTTATCGTTAAGTGACCCGGCTGACAACACGAATCAATTGAATACTGTCTGAATGTAAATATATCACCAGCCGTTACCTCAACCGTCAAAGACCCTGTGGCTTGGTTCAACCGTGTAAGCAATGTGTATGCGCCATTGACACCATACTGTGGCGGGTCATAGACCCAGCCATCAGCAGTCCAATACGACCATGTGAACGAAACACTATTCACACCCTCTGGAATTGTGGTCTCAATCTTTACCCAGTTAGCCCCACCACACCCACCACCATCAGGCCCTGTAATAACAATCGAGTTTTCAACTACGTTCACAGAACCGGTGGCGCAGGACTGCGAAGCGGTCCAGTCGCCTAAACCATCTGCTTTAGCAACTGTTGACCATAATGCCAGTATTGCTACTGGCACAAAAATCAACCAACGTGATTTTACCATTTTCCAATTGGACACGAAGAAGACCTAATTCTTGTCTTTACCTTCATAAAACACAAGCACTCTTTACATTGTGGGGCATGAGGGATGACTTCAAAAATCTTGTCGCAAGATAGACATATATCAAGTCGTTGTTTTGGTGTTAGAGATTCAGCCACATCAGTCAAGGAACGAATCATCAAAAATGGTTGGGAGTGTTCTATCTGGATTTTCTTGCCAATTAACAATATCTTCATTCCAGATATAAAACTTTGTTCCAGTTATAGAATTATCTAAATTAATATGAACCGCATCTGATGGTACAGGAACTGGTGGAATCCAAGTATATTCATTGTTTAATGTCCAAGACGGATAAGGTTGAGGCAAAATAAAAGCATCAAGTGCTTCATCATACTTATATCCAACACCTGCAAAGTTTTTTCTAATATTGCCATTGTACGATGTTTTTATCCAGCGACCACCAAGGTTTTCCATAATCCAAGAATAACCTTCATCTCCAGCAGGGTCATTATTGTTTCCAACAGTTACACGAATAACAATATTGTTTTCGTCAAGTTCAGCCCAGTGTGACATTACTACCTACCTATTGAAAATGTATCGTTAGTTGTAAATGTATGGACAGTCCATTTTCCGTTTGATGATTTTGTTCCACCAGTAATTTTCAAACCTTCTGCAAGTGCGGTTTCATATCGCAAATATGCAACACCAGAACCACCATTTGCGCTAGATACACCAGCGGTTCCGCCGCCTGATGCACCGCCGCCACGATTAGCAGGTGCGCTCTGTGGAGCGCCACCATAAGTACCTTGACCACCACCATATTGAACTGCTGCGTTCATGTTTGCACCAGAAGCAGGACCAACCACACCACCACCACCGATACCAGTTCCTGCTGATGTAAAAGACTCAAATTGCCCAGTTCCGCCAGCGCCGTTATAACAAGCATTACCGTGGCTGCCAGCACCACCACCATAACCTACACCTGCGTCAATTCTTGTTCCCGAACCAAAGCAAGCAAAGTCACCACCAACACGGTTACAGTCACCAGAAAAATCTGCGTTTGAAGCACCACAACTCACATAAGCACCATTACCACCAGTTGCACTTATTGAATTGTATGTTGTTGAAGTTCCAGCAGCGTTAGCACCACCACCAGCACCAATTACAATAGGCAAAGATGTTCCTGATGTGTTAAAAATGTCACTTCCACTACGCCAAACACCAGCCGCTGCACCAGAACCGAAAAAAGGGTCGCCTATAACAGAATATGTTCCACCACCAGCACCCTGCAAACCGTACTCTACACGAAGTTTTTCCGCAATCGTAACAGAACCACCAGCCCAATAAGACGCTACTGGATTGGTGTTACCACGGCGATTGCGTGGAGACAACGCTCCACCACTAACGGCTTTACCACCCGAAGTGTTTCTAATAAAACTAGGCATCTAAGATGACCTTACGCTGTAATGCGATTTACATACCCGTGAATAACCACCGTGTTTGCAACATCAGCAAAAGCACGAACAACAAGTGGGGTTGCATTACCCTTAATGATTAGACCTGCTGCAATGAGATACAAACCATTTTGGTTTGTCACCGTATAGGTGATGTCGTCATCAACTGCCGTTGTTCCGCCCCACTGAATGGTTAGACGCACGTTTTGTGATGCTGCTGTTGCTGCGGGATAAACCGAACCACTCGCAGCAGCACTGGTCACATTGGCTGAAGTTCGTGCATAAGTAAAAGTAGTACTTGATGGAACAGTGGTAATTGTCCAAATACCGTTAAACGTGCTGTCAACACCCGTAATTTTTACGCTGTCACCAACAAACAAACCATGAGCAGCCGAAGTAGTAATTGTTGCTACGTTGGTTGTTAGTGCTTTGTTTGAAACGGTTAATGCTGCAGAGAATGGGTTGTTTAGTTGTGCGTACAACCAAATTTCATCTAGAGTTGTAGCCGTACTTGAACCAGTATGAATTGTGGTTCCACTGCTTGCGGTAGCCGCAACCTTGATGCCACGGCCATCTGTTGAACCACTGAGGATTGTTTTGCTGAAAGTTGCCATATATGTTCTCCTAAATCGTTACCTAATTAGTAAATACCTGTTGTTCGACCGTATCAAAACGGTCAAATACCTGTAACTCCAACCATTCATCTGGGTCAGAGTAATCAAAGTTCTGTATATCAAACTCCAACGGGTAAACCCGTGAAAAGTAATCATTTGCCAAATCACCCAAGGTTGTGCCCGTAGCACCGTTCGCTACATAGAACTCATACTCCAAAGTTCCACGATACTGCAAACCCTTCTCAGACCAGAACGCATACAGCAAGTCACCAAGGGTCTGACCGGT